AAACCTGCCGCATGGCTGACAATTGATGATAGGTGCATTCGGTTCGACGGAAGCTGGACCGCCCCGGAACTCTCGCGTGGCGCGCTATGGGCCTTTAGGCCGTGGAATAGCCCGAAGAAATAGCGCAAGGTATATGGGGTAGTGACTTTCTACCACATCCCTCTGCAAAAAGGCTTGACAGGCTTCGCCAAGGGGCTATACTCAGCCCCACACCACATGGCGCCCCACCTACCTACTTTCCGAAGCACCTACCTACTTACTGCTGCAATAGTCGTAACGGCCCTAGCTAAGCCACGGCGGGCTATTGCGGGGACAGGAAAAGGACCTGAAACAAAACAAAACAGCGATGGCTCTATCGCCGCAACCTGGGACTATTAAAATCTATGCAGCCCATCGGCATAGCCACTACGTGGAGGTAGAGCCAGCCATCGCCAAAATAGAGTAGGAAACAACTATGAACAATGAAATCACAACCATTTGCCGAAAATGCGGCGCGAAAGGAACGCATCATTGCTCTATGCCAGGATGCCCATTGCCGCCTCTGAAAGTCACCGAGACAAAGCTACGCTTCATGTGCGAACAGCTCCGTGAGTGGGGTGGCCTATCGGAAGCTGAAATCCGGCGTATCTACGAAGCAGAAACGAAGAGGCTGGTAGAGAAACGTGAAGGGCAGGTTGATGCGTAGGAGACGGTCATGAGCCTAATGGACGATGCAATTGAGAAAGCCATGTCGGCCTTAGATAGGGCCGAGAAGCAATTTACCTCTTATGCGGAACACCATAAGGCGAAAGGCGCCGGTGACAAGGCGGCGACGAACTACGGATACGCCGTTCTGTGTGCAGACGCCTTAGAGCACCTAAAGCTAGCAGTGGGCGAAAGCAATTAACGACTTTCGCATAGTTGCCGGGCTTATTCGCGCCGAACGCTCTCGCGCAGGCATAATATTGCCAAAAGCAACCTCCACGGCCCAAAAGATGGGTCTAAGGTACGAGAGGCGAATTGGGAAGGAACTCCATCGCCACATAGGGCAGGATAAGTTTATTAAGATAGAGCATAATCCGTGGCTGACCTATCGGGACTCGTTTGGACCGGGGAATTGCTGTCCGGATTATCTCGTCTGGCACAACGATTATATTATCATCGTAGAGGTCAAACTCTCTTGGGTCGAAGTAGCGGTTGAGAAGCTAAATGCGTTATATACCCCCGTCGTCGCCGCCGCATTCGGTCTAATGACAACACCCCTAGTCATATGTCGAAATGTTACTTCCGAGAGTCCCCCTGCTTCGCACACTGTTAGTGCCGCCCTTAGTTCGCCCTATCACTTGCTACAGTGGCCAAACAATGGACATCTCTTGTGGTAAAGCGAGTCCTTATTGGGTGTGAATTTAGTGGCACCATTAGAGAGGCATTCGCTCGCCTTGGCTTCGACGCATGGAGCGTTGATTATGAACCTAGTGAAATAGCGGGCCAACATATAGAAGACGATGTGCTGAATGTCGCCTGTCGGGGCCATTGGGACTTACTAATTGCCCATCCGCCGTGTACGGATCTAGCAGTCTCTGGCGCTTGGTTGTTTGAGAAGAAAGGGGATAAACTAGAATTTGCTTTACAACTTGTTCGTGACCTAATGAACGCCCCAATAAAGCATATTGCGATAGAGAATCCCGTTTCTATCATTAGCACTCGCCTACGGAAACCAAATCAGATCATTCAGCCGTGGTGGTTTGGGCATGATGTTAATAAGAGCACCTGCCTTTGGCTTAAGAACCTACCGCTGCTTCGCCCGACAAACCCCACTATCGCCTTCGGCTCTATGGCATATGAGATGTCACAGCATCGGAATAGGCCCAAAGAGCGCAGTCGGACATACCCTGGGGTTGCCAAAGCTATGGCCGAACAATGGGGCAGGGTGTTATAGTCCCCGTAGAGGAAATCAAGGAATGGCTCGAGTGGGCAGGCAGTCGCCTCCTGTCTTTGCAAATCTCTTCGCCACTTCCCAAAGAGCCTCATGTCTCTTGGCCCGAGTTTGCCCAGGACCATAGAGAGGCATATGGATATACTGGTGAACGACTCCGGGCGGCAATACCCAATCGGTTTGAAATAGAACTAATGGACGAAATACTACTTCTCCCAGGTTTAATACAGGACATTACTCGCCGTCGGATAGTGAATGCTAGAGCCTTGGTAACACCCATATCGAATCGTTACTTATATTCTTGGACCAAACTTGCCTTCATGCTCCACACGTCGAAGTACCAAGTCGTCCGTCACCATGTCCTTGGCCTGAAGGATATTCAGCGAAACGTTTCGCAAGATAAGGTAGATGCGTTTATCCAATCCTTCACAAACCTGGGATCAAACCCTTGACCTTGCCTCAGAAAGCCTTCACCCTCTGCCTCATCATAGGGCATTCAGCTTTCGGTTCCTTCCGTGCTCGTGCCCTATGGTTCGCCCGGTTATGCCGGGTCGGGGGTTTCGGTGTTTACTTTGTTTCCTCTCCTTAGAGTCGTGGCCAGGTATTTCTCCCACAGGAACGGCACTGGTCACGGCTCTATTTTTCCCGGTGCTAGGTAAGGAACAAACAACTGGCCGAGTTTACAAGACCCTACTTATATCCTAAGCAGCTTGAGGCAATATTCTGCCCAGAGAGACTTGCGCTCATCGAAGCCTCGACCAAATCGGGCAAAACCGTCGGAAGTATCGCTTGGATCGTCGAACAGGCCCTAGGTGGCAGCACGGGCCATAACTATTGGTGGGTAGCCCCAGGGTATAATCAGGCCGAGATAGCGTATCGCCGAATTAAGATGGGGCTAACACCCGGAAGTTTCACCGCCTTCGACACGCCAACTCCGCGTATCCATACGATGGCCGGAACGTGGATATGGTTTAAGTCGGGCGATAACGCAGACTCTCTCTACGGAGAGGATGTCTATGCGGCAATCATTGACGAAGCCTCTCGTGTCAAAGAAGACGCATGGTATGCCGTCAGATCGACACTGACTGCAACCAGAGGCCCTATCCGCATCATCGGCAATGTAAAGGGGCGCAAGAATTGGTTCTATAATTTGGCTCGCCGCGCTGAGAGTGGCGAACACAAAGGGATGCACTACGCCAAGATCACTGCTGATGATGCCGTAAGTGCCGGGGTGCTTGATAGTGAAGAAATAGACGAAGCAAAGAGAGACCTTCCTGAGAATATCTTTAGGGAACTCTATTATGCCGAACCAGGGGATGACACGGGAAATCCTTTTGGTCTCGATCATATTCGGGCTTGCACTATTGGTGATCTGGGGCCTGGCCCGGTTGTTGCTTGGGGCATAGATTTGGCGAAGAGTCAGGATTTCTTTGTCACCGTCGGATTGAATGAACATGGCCAAGTGGCTGCCTTTCACCGCTGGCGTGGCTTGCCGTGGCGTCAGAGCATTCGCCGGGTGTGGGGTATTGTCGGAGAGGACACGCCTGCGTTGGTTGACTCGACCGGCGTTGGAGATCCGGTCCTTGAGGAACTACAACACGAACACGGGAACTTCATCGGTTTCCATTTCAGCTCGACATCCAAGCAGAAGCTTATGGAAGGTCTTGCCGTCAGTATCCAGTCGAGAGAGATTGCTTTTCCGCAGGGTCCGATTGCCCAGGAACTCGAAATGTTTGAATATGTCGTTGCCCGGACTGGCATTAGGTATAGTGCGCCAGAGGGGCATAACGACGATTGTGTATGTTCGCTGGCCCTTGCTCGGCAGATGTGGACCGAAGTTGCCCCAGGCGAGAATATCATGAAGTACTATGCCGGGGTTTCGACAGCTCTGCGAGAGAAGGAAGCAGCTCTTCCTTTGATTAACAATCGCCCTTGGCGAGATGAGCCAGACCTAGCGGTCGATAATATCACGGCGAATGAGTTAGAGGAACTCTATAACGAAGTCGTGGCCCAGACCCTTCCGCAAATGAGGCGTGTATGTGTCTCCTGCGGAAAGGCCGTTACCGGCGGTAGTCGCGTAACGGATGGGGAATTGTTCTGGCACAACGCATGTGCAGGACGGAGCAATTCTCCTCATCGTGCCTTAGTTGCAACTCTAATATAGGGGAAACAAATGAAGAAGCTACTCTATGCTACAGCCGGCCTCTTAGCCCTCGCCACAGTGCCCGCGAATGCCACGCTGCTAACGGGCTTCTCGCAGGAGAGCCTGAATAATACCGTGGTGGCAACTGACGACGGCGCGGTGACGAATATCAGTGTCGCCGCAGGAACGCTAGTTACACTTGGTGGTGGGTTGTTCAATGTTGCCGGGGCATCGTTCGAACTCTCCGCAACGTCGATCGACAGCGCCGTGAATATCTCCGGTGAAATCGTCCAGCACTACAGCGGCAGCTTCTGCGTCAGTTCCGTCGCCGGCTGCGGCGGCAACTTCCTCTCGGGCACATTTACCGATGCCGCCTTCGGTGCTGCTGGTGGCCCCGGCCTGACCGTTCAGGTCAGTAACCCGCCAGAAAACCTTACGTTATCTTCGAATGTTATTCCGGCCGGTGAACTCTTACCGCCGAGCTCGTTCAACCTGACGTTCGTCAATTTCTCGACACCACTAGTCATTGACGGATCGACCATTGGTGCATTCGATGCATCATTTACTGGCGATGTGTCGTCTAACGCCGTTGCAGCGTCTGAACCGGCGTCTCTCGGCATTCTTGGCCTGGGTCTTCTCGGCATTGGCATGGTTGCCCACCGCCGCAGAAGCTACTAACAACAATATAAACTTGGGAAACGCAAAGGACACACCAAAATGAAAAAGTTACTAATGACTACGGCGGTTGTTGCTGGTGCCATGTACTTCACCGTCCCAGCATATGCTGCGCTAATCTCGATCTCTAATGCTGCTGGGACTTGCGGTGCACCGGCGCCAAACGGGGCTTGCGAAGGCCTTACCTATACTCTTGAAGCGCAAGCAACAGCCGATCCGCTGACGGAGCAATTCGCCTTACTTATCACGGGCCAGAACTCAGGCACCGACACACGTGGTGGCCGCACTGGCATTGATGCCTTTGCGTTTAATCTCGTGAACAATAAGACTAACTCGCCCGCAACGGGTGTTGTGGTCGGGACTATCTTCGACGGTACGTTGGTGAATAATCCGAGTAATTGGGTGTTCAAGAACGGCGGATTGAACTCAACCGGCTGCAATAGCACCGGGAATTTCTTCTGCTTCGACAATACAGCGATTGACCAGAACTCCAATCCCCAGATTATTCCTACGGCGCTACTCGGCACTACGCCGATCGTGATTGGATTCGAAGCAACGCTGTTGCCGGGTGACTCTTGGGCAAACTATAGCACCGCCCTGAAGATCAACTGGGTCGGTACTCAGCAAAACTACAGTCTCGTGTCGGAAGATATTCCGATTAACACATCGTGTCCGGATTGTGTGATAAATCCGGTGATCGTAGCGACACCAGAGCCGATGTCAATTGCCCTCTTAGGCCTCGGTTTGCTTGGAACAGTTGCGTTCGGGAGACGCAAGACTAGCTAGTCTCTTTCTTCTCGTTTGGGAGTGAAACTTAAGGCCCTTCGGGGCCTTTTCTTTTGAGAAAGGCCTGAGATGGCAGTTATCAATGTTGCCGTCGGTCAGAGCATCCAGCAGGCAATAAATGCGGCTAACAGTGGTGATACTATTGACGTTGCTGCTGGTACTTATAATGACCAGTTCCTAACCATCGGGAAGTCCCTGACCCTTCAGGCCATTGGCGGCCAAGTGGTTATGACCGAAGATACTTCACCAACCAACGGTAAGGCGATGATAACGGAGGGAGCAAGTGGCCTAAATGTGGCAATCAATGGGTTTGAGATTAGCGGGGTTTCTGTATCGGATCGAAATGGCGCTGCGATCCGCTATGAGGGAGGTGCGCTTTCGCTCTCCGACGATTACTTCCACAACAACCAAGAAGGACTCCTTGGTGCAGCCGATCCAAACGGTAGCATTACCATCAACCATAGTGAATTTGCCTTCAACGGGGATGGCAGTGGATCAACGCATAACATCTATGTTGGCGCCATTAAGTCGTTTTCGATAAGCAACAGTTATGTTCACGAGGCTGTGGTCGGTCATGAAATCAAGAGCCGCGCACAGGATAACACTATCACGAATAATCGCATATTCGATAACAATGCTAGTGCTAGCTACAGTATTGACCTTCCTAACGGTGGCAATGCTAGCATTACGGGGAACACCATAGAGCAAGGTGCGTTTACACAGAACCCCGCGATATTCGCTTGGGGCGAAGAGGGCAATACCAACGGCGGGATGATGTTCATCACGGGCAATACGATCGTTAATGACGATCCTAGTGGTTATGGCGTATTGGGAGGGCCGGCATCATTTACCAATAACTCAGATTGGAACCTCTCTAATCTCGGCAACGTAATTGCTTCTGGCAATACTGACCTTGCAACTCGCCCAACGTTAGATACATCTTCGTTGACGTTTGGCACTACGGTTCCACCTCTGCCCCCACCTCCGCCCGTGCATGGCCACGGACATGGACATGGCCATCATGTTAATGTAGTGAGCGCAACTCTATGGTCCGATCACCAGTAAGGAGAACTGTAATGGCTGAAGACCCAAAGGCTGAGGAAGAGCAGAAGCCCAAGGAAGAGGCGGCAACAAACGCGCAGAAGAAACGTGATGCGCTAAATAAGGCCCATAGGGCCGTAGAAGAGGCGAAGAAAGGAACGCCTGAGCAGCAAGCGGTGGCATCGGCAGAACTGCTGAAAGCCCAGAACTTGCCCGATTAGTAGAACCGTTCTTAACAACTATAGGAGAGTGCCTTATGCCATTTGTTAGTGGTTTCCTTCGGGTTCGTGAACGGGGTCATCCGGATAATGAACTTCCTGGCATGGAAGGGCCGGTTGATCCAGGTTATGGGCATGATATGGGTGGGAGTATCGACAACTCGCTTCCCCCGGGAACGCCGCCTATCGGTGTGAATTTGCCCGCACCCCCTCCGGGTATTTGGCCACCACCCAGTTTCGGTCGGCCAATTGTCCCGATCGGGCCAGATAATACACTGCCCGTGCAACCGGGAACTATTTGGCCGTCTCCCGGCCGCCCAGCTCGTCCAGGACATGATCTGCCGTCCACGGGACATCCTGGTGGTGGACCTATGCCTGGTGGCGAAGGGCCAGACAATACTCTTCCGGGCGGCTCTGGCGGAATGCCCGATAATACTCTACCGTCCGTCAAGTTCTGGGTCGTAGCAGGTATTCCTGGTATTGGTTGGCGCTACGTTTGTGTCGATCCATCGCTGGAAGTGGGAATGCCCCTCCCACCTGCACCGGCGCCGAAATAAGGAAACTTATTTTGCCGCATCTCGCCAAGGGTTACGAGCGTCATATGGGAACAGTGGTTCCTGATGGTCATTGCGTAGCCCTTGTGCGAGAATGCGGTGGGTTGCCGCATACGAGCGAATGGAGGTGTGGCGAATTAGTAAAAGGCTCATACCTTGCTTCGGGCACATGCATCGCTACCTTCGATCCAAATGGATTATATGGCAATCATACCGATGGCCGCAGCCATGCGGCAATATTGCTTTCGGAAAATACTGATGGCCTCTTAGTTTGTGACCAATGGAAGGGCCAGGTTTGCCATAAGAGGCTTATTTCCTTTCGTAACGGAACTGGTGATGCCGTCAATGACGGTAATAAGTTCTACGCTATTGAGCTAGTTAGTGATGTCGGAGTCTAATGATACCGGAGGTCTCCTTGCTGGCGTTAGTGAGAAACTTATTCGGGCATTGCCGCCTGCATTCCTCTTACTTGTTTTGCTCAATATTGTCTTTCTCGGCGTGGCAAGTTATGTCTTTCAGCACAATACTGCGGCCCGGAACGAGATGATACAGAGAATTATCACCTCTTGTTTGGAGAAGAAACAGTGAATATGGTATATGCGGTAGATTTTCCCTACCCCATCTATCATACTCGCGGAGCTTCGCCGCAATGAAGATACTATGTAAAGTGAATAAGAAGCCGGCGCTAATCGTAGGTTATTGCCAAGGGCACAAAAGCAAAGTTCAGGCAATTGTGATAACCGATGGGCAATTGAAATCCGTTGGCCTAAAAGACATCGAACTAAATGAACTTCCAGGGGAACTAGATGCTTCGCCGTCAGCCAAGCCCGTATCTCTCAGAGCGAAATTGGCTTCTTAATAACATGCTGCCAAGTATTGTCAATTCGCACCAACTGAAAGCAATGGCAGACTTAGCGTCACTGACACCGGATGGTGCGTTCTGCGAGATCGGCGTCTATCATGGCGGCAGTGCCTATTATCTCTACGAGGTTGCCATAAAGCAAGACCGAGAGCTACACTTATTTGATACCTTTAGTGGCACCCCGGTCTTTACCGAAGGCCTTGATAAGCACCGGATAGATGATGAATTCGCGGATAAACATGCCCCAAAACGTATCGCAGACTTGATGCCCCTAGCACATCTTCACATCGGTATTTACCCTGATACCCATCCTGCGGAGATGCGAAGCATTGCCTTTATACATTGTGATTGCGATCAATACGAAAGCTACAGCAGTGTTATTCACCGTATGTGGCCACTTGTTGTCAGCGGAGGTATTCTTTTGTTCGATGATTACCCTTATCTCGCTGGTGCGAAGAAGGCGGTAGAGGAGAATTTCTCTATTGATGAACTAAAGACTTGTGCCCAACGCTATTATGTGGTGAAACGCTAATGAGCGTTTGGTATTGCACTAATTGTCAGATAATGTTTGCCTTCCCGCCCCATTGCCCGAAATGTGGCAAAGCTGGGGTATTCGTTCCATGACTGAGGCTTATACGAATGAGGACTTTCTGAATGCCCTGCGGGATGTGCAAGAAGGTGCGAAGCGCCTTGGCCCAGGTGATTTCCCAGAATGGCGACGGGAGAACATGGGGAAGGCCCGCATGGCTGGCCAACAGGCCCCCGGCTTCGGCCTCATGGGACATTCGCTCAACACAAGTTCCAGTGCTCGACACGCAGCAAGAAACACGCCGCACGGAAACCGGGCCGTAGGTATGCAAGGAGGGGTTCCAGCCGGTGGTAGTCCCCGAAACCCAAATAGCAAATACGATAGTCTTCGCCCCAATCAGCCAAACCCGTGGATCGACGACGTTAATATGTCCTCCATATGGTATTCTCCTATGGAACCAGTTTGGCCATTCGGACCCCCATACTATAACGTTCCTCGGGAATGGGACTTCCCTGTCGGGTATAATCTTAACTACGTAAGTCCCCGAGTTGAGCTAATGGGAATGCTTCGGGGCATGAGACAGAGTTGGGGCGTGTTGTCAACCATTATAGAGACAAGAAAGGATCAGTTGCTTCGGGTTCCTTGGACAATCCAAGTTCGCAACAAGCCTAGGGCTGACTCCAAGTTCGTCGATGAAGTTAGGTCATTCTTTCGTCGGCCCGACGGTAAGCTAAGTTACTCGCAGTGGACCAGGAAGCTTCTTGATGATCTCTTTTGCATAGATGCCCCGACGCTATACATGGACCGAGATCTTGGTGGGCATCTACGGAATGCTCAAGTTCTGGATGGTGCCACTATTTTTCCTCTTATTGATGATGTTGGTCGTCGGCCTGATACTGAGATGACCATTTCAGATGACGGTGTTATTTACCAGAAGCGCCAACCGGCCTTTCAGCAGATCATCTACGGTTTGCCTATGATTAACTTATCCGAGGATGAGCTAATCTACGGGATGATGAGGCCTAGGCCCGAGTTGCCGATGTTTGGCTACAGTCAGGTTGAGCAAATACTTACAGAGGCAACTGAAGCCATTCGTAAGACCTTCTATCAGCTTGAGTTTTGGCGCTCTGGTTCGATGCCCGAGTTGATTGTCACCGTGCCAGATAACTGGACCCCGAGACAGATTGCTACGTTCCAGGCCCATTTTGATGCCGTTCTTAGTGGCCAGTTGACACTGAAGTCGAAGGTCAGGTTCGTACCGGGTGGTATGAAGCCCTTTGATATAAAGAACGCAAGTGGAGAGTCGCTCTGGTCACAGAGGGACGAACTACTCGTCCGCCTAGCATGTTATGCCTTTAGCGTCTCTCCAACACCGTTTGTTAAGCAGATGAACCGGGCCTCTGCCAATCAGGCCCAAGAAAGTGCGAATGAAGAGGGTCTCTATCCACTAATGAGTTGGTGGAAAGATGACATTATGGACACGATAATTCAGGAGAAATTTGGCTACGGGGATATTGAGTTTACTTATCTTCCTCGCCCTGAGTCAGACCAGTCGAAACAGGCCTCTATCCACCAGATCCGACTTCATGATGGCGCGATGACAATCAATGAGGTGCGGGAAGAACTCGGATTGGAGCCGATTGTTGACGGGGATTATCATCTGTTGTTTACTGGTGCTAGCGTTGTGCGTCTCGACCAAGTTATCTCTGGAGAGGCACTCATGCCAGGATCTCCAGCACCGACAGAGCCGCCCAAGCCTGCTTCCGAAACGGGCCATGCCACTGCCACTCCTGTGAGGGGGCCTGCAAGGCCCAAGGGCGCTAGCCCCATTCCACCAGCAAAGCCCCCAAGTGCCTCCACGCCTGTCCACAAGCTGCTGACGGGCAAGGAAATAGCCTCTGCTGCGGCTCAGGCAGAGCGCAATCCATCCCACAATAGGCGCAAGATAGGCAACTACCCGAAGGGCCATATCTCTCTTCGCGGTCTAGGCATTTCCATAG